CAATTTTCAATTCCATCAGAAATCATATCTTCTCTATATGTGTAATTAATAAAGTTTGGTCTATATGATAAGTGAGTTGCTATCTTTAAAAAACATTCGCCAATATAATTTGATACTGGTGGACGTTCAATTTCTTTTTCTCTAGAATCATTACATATTTCTTTAAACTCAATCATAGCTTTAAGAAATTCTTTATTGTCAACGTAATGAACACTTTTTTGTTTTTTTAATTTTGCCATAGAAACTCCTTACATAATCAATTCATTTATAGATATTACATCAAAACTAACAAAATGTCAAGTAACTATTTAAAACAATAAAGTAACTTGACAATTCTAAAATAATGTGTATAATGGGTATGTATCCCAATTAATGAATTGACTTGTTATCCATCACTAATTCTTCTAGAAGTTGATCATAAACATCTTCTTCATTAACATCCTCTAAAAGTTTTCTATCTTCGGGCTGATTCCATTGTTCCATTTCTTTTACGGCATGTTCATAATATCGAATCAATCCTTCTGAAGCTTCTGCAATTAAAAGAATGTGTGACTCTTTAATTTTAAAATTTGTTTCTTCTGTATAGGGGCCAATCCATCTACTCAAATTTAAAGATTCAACAGAACCATTTTTTGTAGCTCTAGAGAGTAATTCCATTTTTAATGGGAGCTCTATTTCGTATTTACCATCAACATGTTCGTTACTAGCTAAACAGATAATACTTTCCCCATTCATAAGTTTTATAACTTTATATGTGGCATGTACATTCATTTTAGATTTACCTTGCTAATTTCATACGTAAATTGTTGTTCGTTATATATATTTATTCGTTCTGTAAAGTGGGAAAGCGTGAAATTCCTTTTTCCTCTATAAGACATATCATCAGATATATCAAATACTAAAATAGAATCCTTACTCTCACTTGCCCGCAAACCTCTCCCAATTGACTGCAATACTCTAATTCTGGACTTTGATGGTGACGCAAACACGATGTTATTAATGTTACGAATATTAATACCAGTAGAAAACGTACCATAACTTGCAACAATAATTGAACTCTTTTCATTTTCTACAATGGCCCTAATATTTTCTCTTGTATCTGTATCTGTTCCTCCATAAACAAAAAATATTTCACGATCTTTTATTTCTTCCTTAACTTGGTTGTGTAATGGCATACCATGTTTTTCTACCAACTGAAACAAGCAAAGAGTATTACCAGACACATGCCGTAATAAATTAACCAAGAAATCATTTCTTTTCTGGTTAGTGACAATATATTCCAATTCTTCAGCATATGTAAATTCCTTTATAATTTTACCTGTTGATTCTGGATGATTTAAAACTATACATTTTATTTTTAAATTTGCAAGAGTTTTATTATCTATCAACTCTTTTGTGGTAATTACATTTTCTACAGGGCCGAATAGTCCCTCTAATACAAGTCGGTGCGTCTGTGTACCGTCCAGCGTCCCTGTAAGACCATGCCTGTACTTACATAGGTGTAACTTAGTCATTATACCTGTAAGAGATTTTGCCTTAAATAAATGAGCTTCATCTCCAATCACACAACCAAAATTTTCAAAATATTTTTTTGGCATCTTATAAAGAGATTGCCAAGTAGATATCACAACATCCTTTGTAACATTGCGATCATGTCCCTGATATATCTTTTGACAGTATGTACCAGAGCTCCAACCATAATCTTCAAAATCAGAATACATTTGTTCCACTAAAGAAGTTGTAGGAACGAGTATTAAAGTTTTCAAACCCATCATATGGTAATAACGAATTAACGAATATATTATAAGCGACTTGCCAGAAGCAGTAGGAGAAACAAGAAGAGAACGAGATGTTGAAAGGCAATGTTGTACTGCATCAATTTGGTAATCACGAACTTTAAGAGATTTCCCCTTTGATTTTGGTTTGAGGGATTTGACAAATCCTTTGACAACTTGTTTTTCAACAATGCGTTCATTCTCTACTCCTTCTTCTAGTATATATTTAATTTGATTTCTTGAGCAAAATTCTTTTACATATGGCAGTAGTCCAACATATATTTCACCACTAGCTGGACTGAACAAACGAATTTTACCATCCCACATACGATTACGATACATGGGCATAAACTTAGCGCCTGGCACTTCAAAAGTAAAGAAGGTTGATAGTTCCTCTTGTGTTGAAGGTTCTAAATCTTCTAGAACTAGGTACACTTCATTTTTTTTAGATATTCGCATTTTGCAAACTATTAGATTGTCCGTAAGGGCCTCTAACTATAATATTCCAAGATACACTAATTCTTTCAACTTTATTTATCGGCACCCAATGCATTAACCAAGATGGGAAAATATATCCTGTTCTTTCAACAGAATTAAATTGCAACATACTTGAATTATATCGGTTAGGTTTATTTCTTGGTTGTAATACAGAGGCTTGAGGCCTTGGGTCAAAAAATTGTATTGGTGCAGTTTGATCAGAACTATACAAATAATACACACCAGATAAAAAATTATTTGAATGAGTATGTGGTGGATGTGTTTGTCCCATTCCCATTTGATTTGCCCACATACCAGTAATTTCTATGGAATTGTGATAGTAATCTTGATTATTCAAAACTATTTTTGTATTATCTAAGATACCTTTTACCAACGGTTTAAAAACATCTATTTTATGTAAGTCATCTTCTGTTTGTTTAATGGCAGTTTCAGATGAATTTTTTTTCTCTACATAATCAATCATATTTCCATGAGCAAGTTCAAGAGTAAAAGAAGATACAATTGTAGGAAAACATTCGTGAGTTTTTATATCGCTCATATCATTCCAGCCTCAAATTTTTTCCACTCAATAGCGTTCTTAGTATCCCAACCTCTATTGTCAATAGATTTTATTACACCTTCACAATACTTGATGGTATATTCTAAATAACTAATTTTATTGGAGAGTTCTATTATTTCCTCGTCTGAAGAAATATACATTGCTAGGTCAGATTTAAGAACCCTTAAATCAAAAGGTTTTTGTACATAAATTTTTGCATCAGATTTACCACCATAGTATTCCCATTTATTACGATATAACTTTTGGTAATCGCCTTTATTTTTGGTAAGTAAAAGTTCAAACCTAGATTTATAGTCTAGCCATTTTGCTTTTATTTCTTGATTTTTATAAGCTTCTTGGTCAAGATGTTCTTGATTTGTAATGGGAAGGTCTTTATATGCTTCTTTTTTTAATTCATCTAAATTCATAATGTATAACTTTCAAAAAATGAGCAGAGTTGATGTCTCTCTTTGCTATATTGACACTAGTAAGCCGCGACTAGTCGTTACTAGAAATTAAGTCATAAGATTTGATATTTGTTAAAGCATATCAAATCTGCTCAGGATTATTTATAATGTTATTATTTCATATATTTGATACGCAAAGTCTGCTGTTGCTGTGATGTATTCCACATCAGTTGCTGTTTGTGTAAAATCCAATGAACTTAAAGATACAGGAAAAATGTTTTGAAAACGAACTTCTACAATAGGATTATTTTTATTTGAAAGTAACATAAGAAATGCATCAGAATATAATGCTCTATCTGCTGTGGCTGAACCAATAAGATCAACTGATGGTGTTCCACCGCCAGCTGGAGTATTTGATGTCACATCTCTAAATGTACTAAATTGCGTTCTTTCTTTTGGAAATCCAATTCCTGTCATCCAGTTATGAAGAGAAACATAGTTTTCCAGATATTCATCAACCATAAAACTTATAGATAAATTTTCATATTCTAATTTATCTCCCATAGTTGGAATATCTTTAAAAGGTGTAGGTACTGTTGCAACTCCAGCCGTAATGCCTGGCAAGTTTGCACCAACAGTAAAAAATTCTACTTTTGGTAATTGATTAATTCCAAAGCGAAACTGAGTCGGACTTACATAGTCTAACTTTGTTGGTTGTCTTGATAAAGGAGATGTTTCTGTTACCATACATCTATTTATAATAAAAAAAATGAAGGATAAATCCCTCTTGGTTTATATCTTTCTATTATCTTCTAAACTTCGTAAAAGCGATGCAGATTCATTATGATAACCTTGTCTCTTCAATTCTCCAGCAGCTCGTGCTGTGCCATACGATAT